GCATCAGAACATTCTGTACCACAGATAGAAGAAGAGTATACATACACAGAGCAAGAAGTAGATACTACTACATTACAATCTCCAACTTGGAAAGAGTCAGCATTTAAGTTAGGCAAACTTGGTAGTCCAAGATGGAATAATGATGGCAGTAAAGTGTTAGTTAAATATGAATTACCTATAGCAGATGGCACATTAGATGCAGTAAAAGGTACAAGTGGTATTACTGCTTTGTCACATAGTGAAGCTATAGCTGAAATGAAAAAGGATGAATGGTCTGGTGAATGAGGACTGGAAAGACTATGCTAGCATACTAGCATTTTTAATAATTATACTTGGTGGGTTAATAATTTTAGGAACATGAGTAGTGAAAAAGATTACATACCACAGACAGCGAGGTCTTACAAAACAGGATTGGTGGATGATAATCTTAGTATCCATCTTAACATTAAGTGGCTTATACAACTTTGTGTTGCCGTTTCTGCTGTTGTTTATGGATACTTACAAATTACAAATAGAATTACAGAGCTTGAGCGAAGAGTTGAACTCTCTGATACCAACATTGAAGAGCTTGTAAATAAACATATACAAGAAGAAGAAATTAAGCTAGCACAAATGCAGGAGCAGTTAAAATGGTACGAAGAAGAATTAAATTTAAATCCTTTATCTTGGGGAAAAAGAAAAAGAAAAAAATAAATCTTACCGATTGGTGGATTGAAGACAAGTGGACTGAATTAGATGATATTGAACATAATTATTTTATTAACAAAGAACTACGAAGAGTGCGATAATGACTCAGAAACGCTTTTGCTGTACGATATGTAATGATTGGTGCTTAAAACCTTATAATGGTTTATGTAAAAAGTGCGATGAGAAACAAATTACAGGACATTTAAATAAAAATAATAACATTTCTACTTCATATAATTTAAATTATTCCTATATTTATAAGGATGAAAAATGAATTTTCTAGAGATTTACAGCGAAGCGGGTATGATAGGTGTCGTAGGGGCTTTGTTAGTGTATATGGTCTTCTCTATGAACAAAAGAGGGTCTGCGCAGGCAGAAAGTTTAGCAGACCTAAAAACAGAAAATAGGGGACAAAGCGAAACGCTAGAAAATACAGAAGGTATGCTTATTAAGTTAATTGATAGATGGAATAAAACAGACGAAAGACTTGATAGAAAATTTGATGACCTTACAAAAGAAATAAATGATTTAGATAATCAAGTATCAGAAATAAAAGGAATAATATCAAGATTAAACGGTAAACACTAATGAAATTAAATACAAATATATCATTAGAAAATATTGTTACTATAATAGCTCTTATTTGCTCTGTTACGCTAGCATTTGGATTTATGCAGTATGATATAGACATAATTAAAAAAGAGCTTGATTTAAAGGCAAATATCGTAGAATTAGATGCAGATAGAAAGCTTATTACATACAAATTAGATGTGATTATGAAAGATATTGAAGAAATTAAATTAACACTAAAGGAAAGGGAATAATATGGACTTCTTTAATGATTGGCTTAGCTGGTCTAACTTATTTTATTTAGTTGGATTAATTATAGCTGGATACGCAACATCTGTTACTGCTAAAAACAGAAATATTGTAATACAATTAGGTGAGCTAGTAAAAGCGCTAGAAGAGGGATACAAAGATAAAAAGCTTACTAAATCCGAAAAAGATAAAATTATGAAAGAAGCACTAGATGTTGGTAAGGCCGTGCTTCAAAGTAAGTGGAATCTTTGGGGTAAGTAATGCCAAAATTTGGAAAGAGGTCAAAAGACAGACTAAAAGGAGTTAATCCAAAGTTAGTAAATATTCTTAATGAACTTATAAAAATAATGGATGTAACTATTATCGAAGGGTTAAGAAGTAAAGAAAGACAAAAAGAGCTTCTAGCACAGGGTAAATCAAAAACAAAATATAGTAAACATCTTGAAGGTAGGGCCGTTGACTTAGCGCCTTATCCAATAGATTGGGAAGACAGAGAAAGGTTTCATTATATGGGGGGCATGTTAAGAGGAATTGCAAAGCAACTTAATATTAATATTCGCTGGGGCGGAGATTGGGATAATGATGGCGAAATAGCAGACAATAGCTTTGACGATTTAGTTCACGTAGAACTGCTAGATTAGTTTTGAAAAAACAAAAGAACGGTCTTACAAGAGATAAATTTTGTAAAGACTCAGAAGGTAATGTTGTTGGGTGTCCTCATTGTCAGTCTACTGACGTAAGAAAAGATGGCTTTCAATATTGGAAAAATAACAGAAAAAGACAACGCTTTTATTGTAACTCTTGTTTTAAAAAAACAATAGCTCCAGAAATTATAGAAGAAAATAAGTTTGCTAGAATGGTCGAGCCCGATGAGGATATTGACATAAAAGAGCTTATTAAATACAGAAATAAAAGATACAGTAAAAAATATTCCGCATACGAACAAAAAAAGTTAATAGATATAGCGATTAATATAAATGGCCCTATAGGTATATGTCATTTTGGAGACCCGCATGTAGATGATGATGGCACAAACTTAGCTGAAATATTTGATTTATGCGACCTTATAGAATCAACTGACGGTATGTTTGCTGGTAATTTAGGTGATGTTCAAAATAATTGGGTAGGAAGACTTCAAGCATTGCACGGTCAGCAAGCAACAACTGCTAAAGAATCTTGGGCCTTAACTGAGTATTTTCTAGAAAAGCTAACTTGGTTATATCTTATAGCTGGTAATCACGATGTATGGAGTGGTGACGGAGACCCTCTAGATTTTATTATGCGAGGTAAACCTACCATATATCAACAGCACGGTGCTAGAATGAACTTAGTTTTTCCGAACGGCAGGACTGTGCGCATAAATGCTAGACATCAGTTTAAGGGGCATTCGATGTGGAATACAGCTCATGCTATAAGTCGAGCTGTACAAACAGGGTGGAGAGACCACATTTTAACAGCGGGCCACATTCACGTGTCAGGGTATCAGGTTTTGAAAGACCCTGCTAGCGGGCTTATAAGCCATGCTATACAAGTAGCGTCGTTTAAAAACATGGATAGTTACGCAGATAAGCTAGGATTAGATGATAGAAATATATTTAATGCTCCTGTTACAATCATTGACCCAGCATATGAAGATAATGATAACAGGCTTATTACTACATTCTTCAATCCCTATGAAGGTGCTGAGTATTTAAAATATAAAAGAAAAAAATATAAAAAACTTTTGTAATATTCTTTTTACTAACTATATTCAAACCTAACAAAACAAAGGGAAAGGAATATTATGCAAGAATTTTACTCAGTAAAAGAAGTTGCTAGCCAGCTAAATGTGACAGTTGGAACTGTTAGGAGTTGGATAAAAACAGGGACACTCAAAGCAAGTAAGCCAAACGGTAAGAATTTTATCATAGTCAGAACAGAACTAGATAATCTTATTAATAAAACAGTATATAAACCTATAGACCTATAATTATTAGTTCTTGAACTTTAGTGAAAGAACTAATAATTATAAGAGGTCAACATGAAAAAAAGTGAGTCAGTTGCTCGGCAAGAGTGCGCTAACTATAATGTAGGCAAGTGTAGTGGTGTTATGTTTGTTAGAAATGAAAGTGGCAAGCAGATTGCTCAAGTGCTCAGCAAAGAACATGAGGGAAAAGATTGTTTTGCAGAAAAAGGATGTGATTACTTTAATCAGATAGTATTAAAAGGATGTAGCTATGCATGAAGATAATGTGTTAAGAATGACGATTAAAAAAGGTAAAAAAAATACAGATGAAGACGCTAAGAATTTGTACTACACTATTTACAAACTAGCAGAAAACTTAGGTTTTAGGGTTGTAGCTCCAAAATCTACAGATAATCAACTAAAGGAGGACGTAATTGAAACTAATAAAAAAGTATAAGCGTAAATCAAAAAATTTATTTATGAATGCAGTTATACGAGGAGTGTATAAGTTTTTTGAGTCACCATTTAAAAAGGGGGTAAAATGAGTAGCGATACAAAAGAATCTCATCCTGTACTTGTTTTAGATGAATTAAAAAACGAGAAAGATTACAGGATTGCTGAAGAGCAAGTACAAATAAAAGATGTACATGCTGACCAGCTTTTGTGGAAGATTAAAGAACTAGAAAGAGATATTGAAGAGCTAGAGATGAGAAAGCAAGAATCGATTGATTTTTATGACAGAAGAATCTACTCTGTGCAAAGTCAAATTAATTATAGAACTCACTTGCTAGAGCAACACATGAAATTAGAAAATCAAAACTCTGGCAAGAAAACATCAAAGTTACCTAATGGTGTACTTCGATTAACCACAAGAAAAAAACTAAATTTTAGCGACGATAAAACATTGTTGAAGTTTTCATTTGACAACAACATACCAACTAGAGTCGTTGAAAAACCCGATAAGAAAGCTATTGCTCAATATATACAAGTAATGGGAGATAAACCCGATATTTGTTACGAGGAAGAGAAGACTAGCTTTAGTTACCAAACAACAAAGAACATAACAGAGGAGTAAATATGTCTGTAAAAATACATGGTAAAGAATACCGAACAGTTGCTGAAAGAGTTAATCTTTTTCACGATGAGCATAAGGATGCAGTAAAAAGCATTAAGACAAAAATATGTTTTACCGAGGAAAACAAAGTAGTAATGAAGGCTACAGTTTCTGTAAATGATAGCATATATACAGGACATGCTGAAGAAGTGTATGATAGTAGTATGATTAATAAGACTTCTGCGCTAGAAAACTGTGAGACATCTGCTATAGGTAGAGCATTAGCTAGTGCTGGATTTGGTGGAACTGAGTTTGCATCTGCTGATGAAGTTGCTAATGCAATATCTCAACAAAATACAAAAGCTAGCACGCCTTCAAGTAATGGCCAAGTTCAAAGCAATGAGCCTTATGTACATACTGATAGCGCAAGAGATTCTATGATAACCTTTGGTAAGCACAAAGGAGAACTATGGAGAGACTTGCCTAAGGATTACGTAACTTGGTTAGCTAATAATTCAGATAATGTAAAATGGCAAACTATGGCGGTAGCAGAAATTACTGCTAGGGCATCTGAAAATATGGACGCTAAAAAGAAAGAAGATAAGCATGATGAGAAGGAAATTCAGAGAGAGATGCAACTAAGTTCTGAGCCAAGTTTAGAGTTGGGGGTAGACGATGATTTACCGTTCTAAAGGGCAAAAAGAGATTATCTTAGAGCATCTGAAAGAAAACAAGTCTATTACATCATGGACGGCTATACAAGAATATGGCATCACAAGATTATCTGATGTAATATTAAGGCTCAGAAGAGAAGGTTATAACATAGTAACCAAGATGGTAAGCTCTAAAGATAGACGAGGAAGGGACAGTAATTATGCTAAATATGAGTTTATTGAGCAAGTTACTGTAGGTGATAATTACAACTTAACATTCATGTAGGACTCCGCAAAGTCACATGATAACAGGGGCAAGGAGTTTTTTTCTTGCCCCTATACAAACAGGAATAAATTATGCCAAGTAGAAGTAAACAAAAAGGTAATAGATTTGAACGTGAAGTTGTTAATATTGCTAAACAAAACAATGTAGAAGCTGAAAGAGCCTATGCTAGCAACGGCCTATCACTAGGGCATGCAGAAGAAGTTGATGTTGTGCTAACAGGAAAAGATAAAGAATGGCGAGTTCAATGCAAAGTTAGAAAAAATATAGCACAATGGATAAAACCTAATCCCGATACTGTAGACGTACAAGTTGTTAAAGAAGATAGGGGAACAATTTATGCAATTTTACCGTTTGATGAGTTTCTAGAATTAATATATGATGATACTGAGGATTTTAAGTCAGAAGAAAAAGCAATGATTGAAGCAGAAAGGATGGCAGATATAGGAAGGAGAATAGATGAAGGAATATAATCTAGGGGAGCAGGTAACTGCGAAGATTACCCTGCCAAGCGGGGAAGAAGATTACGTAAGCGGTGAGGTAGCATCTGTATCTGATGATTATATTTTCATCATATCAAAATGGCCTAGAAAAAAATACTATTCTATAAAACGAGAAAACATACTAACAAAAAACGAGGAAAACAAAAATGGGTAATAAAATAGGGAAAGCTCCAGCATTTCAATTTTATGCTGGTGATTTTTTATCTGATATAAACGTAACAACTATGACTATGGCGCAAAGAGGTATATATATAACTTTGCTAGCATACGAATGGATTGAAGGTTCATTACCATCTGATATGCTTAAATTAAGAATACTGTGCGGTAATCATACTGATTTTGATAGCGATTGGGACGTAGTAAGTGGTTGTTTTTTTGAAAAAGATGGTAGATTGTATAATAGAAGACTAGAATCTGAACGTACAAACATGATAGAATATAGAGAAAGAATGAGTGCTAATGGTCGTAAAGGTGCAAAGTCTAGATGGCAAGGCCATAGCAAGGCTATAGCTGAGCCATCCATAATAGAAGTAGAAGAAGAAGTAGAAGTTAAAGTAAAAAGAAATAACGATAACCAAGTATTTAAAAAAGAATTTGAAAACGATTTTTGGTCAATATATCCAAGACGCGATAATAAAAAGAGAGCTCAAGATAAGTTTATTAGTCTTAGAAAAAAAGGAACTTCTGTTGAGACCATTATAAACGGCCTAGAATCTTACAAAAAATATTGGAAACAACATGGTACAAGCGCAGAGTATATTCCTATGGCTAGCACATGGTTAAATCAAGAGCGCTTTAATGATGAATTATTGAGCGATACAAAGACTGTTGATAGATTATCTGTGAAGAAAGATATTGAAAAAGAATACATGTGTCCAAGTTGTGAGCATGAAATAAAGACAAAAGAAGAAGATTTTACAGGTAACAAAGCATTATGTAAGTCTTGTAAAGAAGATTTTTATCTTAGTAAAGTGAGTGCCATGATTGAAATAAGAGCAAAAAAAGCTGAGCTAGCAAAACCCAGAAGCCCCAGAACACCAGAATCTGGATTTCCAGGGAAAGCTCAAGCTAGCACAAGCTCAGATGAATCAACTCAATCATTAGGTAGTCTGTTAGAGAATTTGGGGGTGCAGTAATGCAAGGTTGGCGCTTTTCGATTTTTGTTAAAAATAAGTTGTTTATCGTTTTGATATTAACCTGTGGTTGGAGTATCACTTTATGATTAAGGAACTGATAATTGACGATTTAAGTCGTGCCCCCAAAAAATATAATGGATTCACGGATTACGATGGTAGAAAAGCAGACGTGAATATTAAATATTGTTGTAAGTGCAAAAGATGTTGGGAGAAAAGACGTAAAACTAATGGAAAAATACATGTTTTACATTATGAAGATTTTGTAACTTACGGCAAAGAAAGAGAAGTGTGCGATAAATGCTTATAATTACTAGGGGCGCGAATCCCTTAAGCAAACCTCACTTGTCTAAAACCCGTGTCCTCCGTCGCGCCCTTAGTTCTGAGCTAGCATGAACGACAAGATAATAGAGCTAATTCAGCAAAGACTGGATATTGGTAAGAGAGAATACGGTGAGCAACTGGATGTTTTTGATGGTAGGGACTGGGAAAAAGAAACGCTAGAAGAACTATTAGACGCATGCGTGTATCTATCTTCAGCAATATTAAAACTTATGCTAGCAAAGGAAAGGAAGAAAAATGAGAGCAACTGAGTTTATAGATTTTATAAACAGAGATAGCTTGTCTGATGATTTTCAATATTCTCATTTAGAAATAAAAGAAGAAGTTGAAGATGATAAAGGCGGTGTAAAATTTGTAATTAGAAAAGATTACAAGAAAATTAGACACGATTATAGAAAGGATATAGATGCTAAAAAAACAACAGTATAAAGAGCAAAGAGATAATTTAGGCGCACACTTAAAGAATACCGTAAACAAAGTTTATCAAATAACTGACGGCATATCTCAAGTTTGTAAGCTAGCACGAAACGGCAGGTTAGGTAAAGGTAAAGCATTTAAAGAGATAGAAAAGTTAGCATCCGAGCTTAGAAACTTTAATGACGTACCCGCAAACATGGCCTACAAATTTTCGCCTACAGGTGATTGGGATGATTCTAAAACTTGGGAACATGAAAAAGAAAACAATCCTAAGTTTATTTTAAATAAAGAACAGGCAGATAATAGTATATATCCAACTATCAATGATTTTAAAAAAATAGTTGAAAACTACAAGGGAAATTAGTATATTTTAGCGTTTGTTATTTGTTAGTTATGTCTAACTTATTTATTATTGTTTTGGGTTAGATTATACATAATGCGAGGGCGGTTCTTTCTCGGTATCTTTCTACCGCCCTCGCTCCTCTTAAGCGGGTAACTAGTTAAAAGGGTCTAAATCGGGATTAGGAATAACATCAAGGCTCTTTTTAGCATCTTCACCACCACTAACTTTTATATCCTTAGTAACTTCCTTTAAATACGTCAAAGCTTCTTTATACTTACCTTTATTAATCAATCCTTCTATAAAATTAGCATTCTTCGTATCAAGCTTAGTCACATACAGGATAGCATGTCTTTGCTCATTCGCATCTGCTCGTATTTTCATAATATTCATATTTTTGCCCATGTCTGAATCTTCTTTAAGAAAAGATTCTATTCCATGACAATCAGCTATTCCATAATATAAGTTTTGCATGTATTTCTCCTTATTTGTGAGGGCCAACATATACATGCTGACCCTCGGTTGAATACATAATTTACGCAGTAACTGTCTGCTCGTCCAGCGCAATTAATCCCTCAATGATTTTTGGTGCTAGCTCGGGATTAAATGCTACCCCCTTACGTGTTGGAATCATCTCATCAGTATCTTTTTTCTTCGTCCAAAGTCTTATCTGTCCAAAGGTTCTACCGTTTACGGTGTCTTTTGTCACTCTAATTTCACTATTATCACTTACTTGTATTGTATGCATTTATATGCTCCTTTTTTTGGTTATTGATTAAGAATTGCCGACAATATCTGTGTTAGAGATACTGTCTAAAAGTTTTTTTACGTCATCTGTAAGCTCATCCTCGGGAATAGTTATAGCGTCTCCGATGTATGTTTCTAGTATCTGCCCTTCGGAAGTGTGTTTAGCAACTATCTGTAAAGATTCTGTATCGTCTATAATACCGCATTGTTTAGCTAAATCGTCGGGGTTTAGAATTAGATTTTCATCTAATCTGTCCTTACGGAGTTTGGATACGATTGGCACAATCATGGTCTGCATATCAGCTAGCACAGTACCCACAATCAGCGCTCTGTGCCTTTTGTCTACATTAGCGTTTTCGTTACTGAGGGCCTTGCTAAGTGCTCTGAAGATAACGTTTGTGTAAAACTTAAACAGTTTATCGACAATTTTTCTGTCACTTTTTCTTATGTCTTCTACCATAACCAAGTTGGTGGCTACGAGTTCAGCAAAGAAATCCCTCGCCTTTTCAGATGAAAATTCGATTGTAATTGCTTTTTTTGGTTTTGCCATATTGTTGGCCCTCCGTTTGTTTTATTTAATTAATTATTACTTTCACTAAAGTATCAAGTAATAATTAATTAATATATGGTTGAAAAAGTTTAGGTATTGGTCGATTTGTCCACTTGGCATTATTCAGCTTTTCACCTACATAATATTTTCTGTATGCTAGCACAGAGTATTTATCCTTGTACTCGTCGGGCATGGCTTGAGCGAACGGCGTAATCGTCGGATGTTTTGGTATATCTGTGCTAAGTATATTTTTCTTACACCACTTGATAACTGCCTCAGATTTATGAATTTTATTATATCTGTGAGTGTATTCAGATGCTAGCGCTAACCCATGATTAACAAGCCAAAAGAAATTGCCCATGTTTTCCCTCGTCCAAATAGTACATGGATGATTGTAATGCACCCTTTTGTAAGGCACATCATACACATTCGGGTCAAACGCGGAGCATAGCATTTGCGCTGATTCTAGCACCATTTTAACAACATGTTTATCATGTTGCATTTGTGCTGATACGATTGGACTATGACTAAGAGCAAATATGTTCATTTATTTATTCTCCTTAATTGTTAGGGTAAAAATCATTAAAGTTTTTGTAATCAGATAATTTTCTCAAGCTTATCTCATTATGTAGCATTCGTATAAGGCCGTTATCTTTATCTATATCAAAGTTTTCAATATTTAGCATTTCTTCATGCTCGGGCGATAACCTAAAGTAATTCAAAAAATCTTCTTTGTTTTCAATCGACATATATTTTAATAAAAAATATAGTTGCTTTAAGGCAGTATCTTCTTCATGTATAGAGTCAAAAGTTCCAACGGTAAAACTACGTCCAAGACCTACATCTACAATAATTAAATACTTATTCATTTGTTTTCCTTTCATTGTTAGGGACAATGACTTCATAAAGCAAGTCAAGTGCCTTTTTTATATCATGTTTGCCATTCGTATCAAATAATCCAAAGTATTTTTTAACATTTTTTAAGCGCCAATTTCTGTGTGGTTTTATACCCTTGCAAAACAATGCTAGGTCTTTTTTTGATGTAATCAAATTCCACATAGCGACATTGATACCGCTACTCTTGGTCTCAAGGTCTTTTAAAAATTGGCAATTTTCATCTATGTTTATTGGATTCATGTATTATTCCTTTTATTAATTATTACTTTTTATTAATTATTACTTTCACTAAAGTATCAAGTAATAATTAATTAAACCAATTCGGTTTCTGTGCTATGTTTTTGAGTGCTTTATCAAGGCCATCAAGAGCATCCTCTTCTGTTTTACAGAACTTCTGTTCCACCGTATGGATTACATTAAGCTCACGTTTGTAACAATCGGATGTCTGTGTCTGTGTCCCCATAGTAGAATCAAAGCCGTATTTTTTGCCCATGATACCAAACATTAGGAATCGAAATAATCCTGGAAGACCCGCGCTCATAAGTCTGTGAACATCAAGAGGCTCGTTAGGTTTCTTGATTGGTATAGACATACCAAAGTATTTCCATGACTTAGACCCCTCGTATCTACAAAAATTGTATGCAAACACCTCACATGAGTATCCAAGTTTTGTAATGACATCACAAATCGTTGCTAGCGTGGCTCCTAGCAAAGCAAAGTCACGTTCTTTGTGGCCAAATGCTATGGCCATGTTCATACCTATCCTCACGTTAGCACGCTTAGACTTACGTTCGACAGTTGTCCAATAATTATCGGAACCAGCCATTAATCTAGACATACTTAAGTCGTCACCGTCCTCGCGTCTGACTCGCTTACGTTTGCAACTGATGCCCTCGCCAGCGAATTTAGACACGTCAAATTTACCGTTGATGCTAGCACGAAGTTTATGATACCGTCGAATCATAGGCTTAGATGTTTGGCCTTTTTTAAGATGACTCAAAAGCGCCTCTTTTGTGTCTACGTGTTCGCCAAACTGCCATTTAGAATCTCTGTCCTTTTCGTAGTAGTAATCTAGCTCATCGATTATATTTAGGAAAGAGCGCATGTCTTTCATATGTATGATAGCATGCTTACCTTCGAATTTATCGTCAATAATTTTAGGTTTGAGTATGTTAGTGAAATCCATGTATATACCTCCTGTATAAGTTATTTATATTCTCGTTTGATTGACTTGATGTCGACCTTATCAAGTTCCTCTTTCGTCCAATTTTTTGTGAACGTATCTAGTATTTGAGAGTTACTGTCTCCAGCTAGTCTCCACTTTTGACCGTCTAGAAAGCATCTAGTGCTAATCGTCCTGTTAATATGGTTCTCATCACATTTGGCTCTGAGATTCCAAAACATCTGTGCTAGCTCAGAAAACTCGCCTACCAGCGCTCTTTCGATGTTTTTATCATAGTCGACATAAACCTTCTGTAGTTGTAATCTGTCTAGCGTAGCTAGGTCTAGCTGGCCTCTACCAGCGAACTCGAAGTCTGTTCCGTCTCCCCATGTATTTGAGCACACCGCTACATGGAAGTTTTCATGTTTCATAACATGAGGATTGTCTTTGTCGTTTGGTGTGCTAATAATGCCTTGATTATCGAACACAGAATTAAATATAAGACCAGCATTTGCATCGAAAGCATCGAACTCATCGAGGCATAGGAATTTACCGTCCCTAAATGTATTTGATACGACACCATCAATAAATGTACCGTCGAAAGTCATACGGCCTGTCATGTGAGCCTCAGTAACTCCAGCGCTACCTTTTAGGTATTGATACGAATTGTCTTCAGCCTTGAAGCCTAAGGCTTCAGCGCATTGTTCGACAAGATGAGATTTTCCTGTCCCGCTGGGCCCACAGAGCCAAACACGTTTGAATGTTTTAAGCGTTTTTAAGACTCGAGTAAACTGTTTGTGCTTAAGTCCGTCGGGTACTTTGGTCTCTACGTCGTTGATTTTTACCACTATAGGACGTTGTAAGTGGCTCACTTTTTGGTCAATCATCTTACCGACCTCTTCGTGAGATTGCTTTACCTCGTCAATAAAAGCATCTCGCATCTCTTCGTTTTTCTTGTAGATATCGTCACCAATCTTGTCAGCGACTCGCTCTGCTAGCATATCCTCGAGGCTTCCAGCTGGAGCTGGATTAGGCGCTGGAGCTGGAGCTGGCGCTGGGATTGGCATAGTATCTTTGTCGTCACCAAAGGGATTATGCTTGCCAAGTATAAACATGATAAGCTTATGCTTACGAGTCGTTTGACACCAACTAGTTGGTTTGTTTTCGTCCTTGCATTTTTGTATTGCAAGAGATTTAATATTGCTATGAGCCATAGCATCAAGTTCTGAGTATTTATACTCCATGTTCGGTTCCTCCGATTTGGTTTGGGTTTTGAATTGTTTTATTATTTACTAGCATCTTCATTTACATTCAGATGCTAGAAAATAATATTAAAGGCTTCTCGTCCACAGTTCTATCAACGCGAAGAGTAATCCTAGTGACATCCACGCAGTTAATATTCTAAGGCCTTTACCATTATTCTCGATTAATAACCATTCGTAAAAATCCATAATTTGGTCAAATATCGACGTTATTTTATTTATTATTCTCATGATTTTTCCTTTCTTCTTGTTATAGATTACTTCTTGGATATAATCCAAGTCGCAATGATTGCATTCTAGCTTACAAACTTTCCCTTCGCAGTCACATACTAGTTCGTGTTCATAGCAACTATTGCATACCTCACTACAGGCTGGACATCCGTCATGGTGAAAGTGTAACGGCTCTTTGCATTCTAATATTCTATTCATGATTTTCTCCTAGTTAGTTTTTAATTACAAAGTAATTAAATTTTTAGTTCCAATTTTCACTTCTAAATATGGCTCTTTAGTATCTCGGTTTAAATCTCCATAGTCGGCATTTATGTGAAGATAATTCATCGTTCTATCTAGCCATGTAAAGCATCCCTCTTTACCGAAGAGGTTCATTCCTTCTGACCTACATAGATTCTCTTCGCTATCTATTCCCTCTTTATCGAGTCTAAAGGT